CGACTGACAGATTACTAGCCAATGGTGTTTCGCAAAAAGATGCGGAAGTTACCATGTTTGTGAAGTTTGAGCGCTTGATGGCTAAGCCTGAGAAGCCCAATCCAGATCCGCGTGCCATACAGTATAGACGTCCTGTCTATTGTGTAGCTCTTGCTAAGTACCTGAAACCTATGGAACATTTCCTATATGAATTTAGTGGCGATGGTGAAGATTTTCCTCCCACCCGTCTTATAGGAAAGGGTTTAAATCAGAGTGCTCGTGCTATGTTGCTACGCAGTAAGATGAAGCGTTTTAAACGGCCTGTCGTCATTTCACTGGACGCCACAAGATTTGATCAACACTGTCATGCTGAATCTCTTAAGATCGAGCATTCTGTGTATCATATCCTATGTTCAGACCCCATCTTTATTAAATTGCTTTCTTGGCAATTGAAGAATAAAGGGCGTTCTGCATTAGGACTTATTTATGAGGCTTGGGGTAGACGTATGTCCGGAGACATGAATACTGCTCTTGGAAATTGTATCTTAATGGTACTGATGATTGCCACCTTTCTCTTTGGTCATTTATATGACATGTTAGATGATGGTGACGATTGTCTTGTTATCATTGAGGAAGATGATTTAGAGTGGTTCATGGCTAATGTCGAAAAGGCTTTCTTGTCTTTTGGTCATGAAATTAAGGTGGAGAATATAGCTCGTACTATGGAAGAAGTCGAATGGTGTCAGTGTCGACCCATCGAGGTCCGTAAAGATGAGTATATATTTGTGCGAAATCCAACTAAGATCATGTCCCTTGCTCTAGGTAGTGCCAAGTTTAATGTGGAATCACCCCGTTATCGTCGGGCGTTGTGTAATACCATTGGAATTTGTGAATCTATCTTGAACTCGGGTATGCCTGTAACACAAGAGTATGCATGTGCTTTGATTCGCAATGCTAATACTTCACGCATCACTGTTGCATCTGATGCATTGCAGATGCGCGTTGGACGTGAAGGTATTAAGCATGTTACGAAGGCGTGGAAACCAGTTGCGGTTACGGATGAGGCTCGTCTCTCTTTCAGCCGCGCCTTCGGTATAGACGTGGATCGCCAGTTAACGATGGAGGCTAACCTTCGTAAGTGGTGTTTTAGTTTTTCTGGAACTGAGTGGTTGTTGCCTGACTACTCATCCCTTAACTGGGCTTTAGCCAACGCGCATAGTCGCGAGGTCCAGTTGTAGGATGTCTTCTATGAAAAATTCGAAAGCTATCCAAAGGCAGATGGGCGCCAAACCCTCTGCTTCTATGAAACAATATAATAAATTAAA